CAAATGCAAAATCTAAAAATCCTCTGCCTGCTCCAAAAGTTCCACCAGTAAAAAAGTTTAACAAAGCAAAGGTAGCTGCCTGAGCCATAATTTCTGCCGCCATTGCTTTTATAGAGCTTACAAAAGCATCTCTCATATTCTGTGCATTTAATATTGCAGTTGCCATATTACGACTAATACCCTGTACTCCTTCGAGTACTGCTTTTTGAGTGCTGTCTAAAAAATCTAATGATGTACTAACATTTTTAATTTTAACATCTTGTTCTTCTAAAGTTTCTATAAATGCACCTACCTCTGATTTGCTAAATTGAACACCATCTCTAAATTGATCGTAAGAAAGAACTACTTCTGCAAACATTTCAGGGTCAGGTAATTTAAAATCTGGTAAAAGTTCAACATCATTAGCAAGCTCTTCGTTTTGAACTTGCAATAAACCTCTTAATCTGATAAGGTTTTCTAAATCTGGAACTAATTTTTTAAGAGCATCTGTGTCTGCTGCATTTATTAGCGAAGTTTGTTTTTCTATTGCTAAATCTATAACATCAGCAAGTCTTTTAAAATTATCAGTAGATTGTATAAACATTTTTTTCGCAAAAGTAGATTGACTGCCTAAAAGACCTATGTTTCTAATATTGTTTTTAAAGGCATCATTAATACCTAATAAATCACTCCTTAGAATTGACACTGATGCTGCTAGCTTAGCTATTTCCTCATCTTCTTCACTAATAGCCTCAGAAAGCTCTAAAGATTCTAATTCTTTAATAGCTTCATTTACGTTTTTGTTTTCAATTCCTAAAGCTTTTAATCTTTCTGATAATGATGTTACAGGATCACTAGCTAATGAGATTTGTTTAGCCATCTCAGAAGCTCTTTTCCCAATAGCTGCAACAACTTTATCCATTTGGAAAAAGTCTTTAAGAGCATCTCCAGTACTAACCGAAAGTCTTGTTAAGGCATCTCGCATATTAGATACAGAACCTTCAAATGTTTTAGACAGTCTGTCTGTACTTCCCTGTATTCCTACCACAGGATCTTGTAGTGCTGATATTAAAGCCTGCCTAAACTCAGGCAAGGTAATCTTTGAAAGGTCTTCTATACCTTGAGAGCTTTTTATTATATTTAAGATGCCACGCTCTCTGAGTATATCTGCAGCTCCTGCGCCACCTGCAAATGCTCTTCCAAATGAGTTTGCAGCTTCAACTGCGGTAGTTCCCATGAATGCTGCTAAGTCTGTGATTGGTTTTATTAGTGCATTGGCATCAGCACCAAAAGCTTTTAATTGCGCACCTGCGTTGACCACATCCTCAAGACTAAAAGGTGTGGTTGCGGCTACTTCATTAAAGTTAGCAAAAGCTTTTTGAGCGTTTTCTACAGAACCTGTAAGACCAACAAGTCTTGTCCTGATTGATTCAAATCTTGTAGAAGCACTAATAAGTTTTGTCATAGATGTGGCGACTGCGCCAAAAGCAAAACTGACAAGCAATAAATTATTTCTTAAAGCACCGACAGAACGCCTCAAACCAGAAGTGCTAAGTCTTAAGCCACCAATCTTTTTATTAGTCTTATCAATACCTGCATTAGCTTTTTGAGCTTGGTATTTAAATTGTAATATCAGTTCATTTCTATCAACTGCCATTGTTCTTTTCCTTCATGCGTTTATCACAAGCGGTTAGTTCTTCATCTATTATCGAATAGACTACGAGGCGATTCATGTCTGCCTCGTCAATGCATTTAGCAGGTGGGATGTTAAACTTCTTAATGTAAGCGTATTCCTGAATATCAAACTCAACCTCCTGATCCTTAAAGAACAAAGGGTTGGCGAAGTGAGGTATGTTGTAATATAGGTTTTGTCCAGGAGTAAACTTACGCTTTGAGTCTTCAGCCACAACACGATATACCTCTTCCCAAATCTCGGAAGAAGTATATGTAATTGACTTGTTCAATGTTGGCGAGTGTGCTGTATAATCGCCTTTGGTAGGTAGAAGGGATTCGTTAAAACCAAAATAACTGTACCAAGTATTAATTCGGTAGGCTAGCTCTTTTTTTTAGACACACCTTTATATTCTTGGTAAATCGTAGCAAGAATTTCATCCGTCTCTTCGTCTTTGAACTTTCCGAGAGCTTCTTCAGGATTGGCGAAAGCTTTCATCATCACCCAATCCAACAGCTCATAATAAGCATCGGTATCGAGCTTGTTATCCCAATACACTCTAATCTCTTTACGATGAAGTTCACGCCTATCTTTAAAATTGATAGGCTGAACTTCGAATTCACCTTTTTTGGTTTTTACAATCACTAAGCAATAATTTCAATTAGACTATCATCTGGAGCTGAAGCTGATGAATCTCCTGTCATTTGCATTGAGACATCTAACATCATCGCCGCAGCTTCGTTATGTGCTAATGAAGTTACTAAACTTTTCTTTGCATACAAACCAAAACTTGTGGCGGAATGCCAGTTTGCATTGTTTGATAGATGTGTTTCGCTTAATGTTCCTAATTGAAATTTATCGTCAATACCCTTACTTTGTGAATCGTACTTGACAGTAGCATCCATTGTTACTGTAACCCCAGGTATTCCAACTGCAATAACCTCTGGATCTTGATTGGTTGTTGAACCGCCACCCAAGTCAGCAGTGGTTGTTGTGTATCCTATATACTCAGCAGGATTCTCAATGTTTATCGCAAAGCTCTGTAACACTACATCAGATATACCTGCGATTGTTTTGGTGGTTGACATGGTATTCATATTGTAGAAAGTAGAACCATAGTTGGTTTGTGATGGTGCAGTTTGATTAATAAATACGTTAAATGCTGTCTTAAACGTACCACTAATTTTAATGCGACCATTCTCAGTACCCATGTCTCCAGTAATACTTAGAGATGTCAGGCGACATCCAGGAAAAACAGAAGAAGTGCTTCCTTCTGGACTGATTACTGAAACAGTCATTGTTCTAGTTCCATTGGATTGTCCTGTTCCGCCATTTTTCATTTCATCTGGACTAAAGCTGTCAGGCAGAACATAAGCTGCAGGATAATTGCTTGATGAGGCAGCCCTTTGTGTGCTATTAAATATATTTTTTAATAGTTCTGGAAGTAGTGATGTATCTGCTGTTCCACTAAAGCTAATCTCTTTATCCATTAAATCTTTTTGGGTAAATACATCCGATGATTTTAAAGTTCTTCCAGATCCTGACCTTACGTCCAATACTTGTAATGGATTATAGTTTGGTAGCTCCACCGAGTCTACATTAATTAACATTGCATCAGTTACAATCTTTGAGCCTATAGTTGTTTCGGCTTGTATTCCAAGCTTAAATTCTTTTGGACTATAAGCTGCTGAATCAATAGCCATTAGTCATCACCTTTCTTTGATTTTTTACTTCCCACAACCTCAACATATTCTTTGGCTGCTTCTGGAATATTTTCCATTTCTACAGATTTACCATTATTGAGCTTTGCCCAATCTTCAGGGTCTAGTCCTTTATAAGAACCAAACATAGGTATTTGTTTTATCGCTTTTACTTTCATGATAATACTTCCTCTACTACACACGCAAAGGTTACATCTATCATTTTATATTCAGGTAATTCTTCATTATCTACCTGATACTCAATATTGGTAATGCGACCATCGTGCCATTTATAAGTTGAACTCGGACTATAATCCGAATTGTTTGCAATTAATCTTTTAAGTCTTTCAATCGTCTTGGTGATTGGGTCTAGCTCAGTATGCTTTCTGTGATCGCCTGCTGATTTACGAAACAATCTGATAAGCACTGTATACTCTCTGACATCACTTGAAACTCTTTGTTCTACAAGCTCATCAGTTTGAGGCTGAAAGTTAAAGAATGTATTTCCTCTAGCTATTACGTCTAGGTCGTAGTGTATAGGTATGTCAGTAAATTCATCATTGACAATCTTGTCAAGTGAATCAAGTACATTCTCTTTGATCGTATTGCTGTACGATATCATCTAACAACTTGACCGCTCTTTATTGTGCCAGTCTCGTTAGTATGACCACCCATCACAGTGATTCCCCATTCATCGCTTGCTGTATACACGCCCTCACTAAACCTTATGGATAAACCATAGGCAGCAGGCTGAAACACGCCTGTTACTACTTCATTCTCTACAGTCTTTGTTCGTTTTAATCCAGTATCATCAGCAACATATACATCGTATTTAACAGGCGATGAAGTGCCTGCAGCAAATGTACCACCTGTGGATATCACCACACGAATATCATCGAACCTGGTCATTGGGTGTGTAACATTGGTAACATCGATGATACCACCTGTGGTAGAGTTATTCAATGAAATCTGCCTAACCACGCCTTGGTTCTTATCCGCAGAGGTATCTGAGTCTAATACAAACTCACCACGCTTTACCTTATCAAGAAGCCCTGTACCTTCATCGTTCATTGCCATCGCTTCCACCTCACGACCTCTTTCTGGGTCATAGGGCATGATGAGCTGTGCGCAGGCGAGTATGGCGTTTGACCTAATAATTACATAAGGATAGTTCCTACCACTTGCACCCTGAGCGTTTGAATTATTTACACGCAAGATAGGTTTGCCAACATAGCTGCGAACCATATCTGCTGTTTCTTTAATAGTTTTAGTCTTTAAGTCATCCCAGTCTGTTCCTGCTTCCATTACAAGGTCAGATACATCGGATGTAGAATAAATATAGACTACATCATTGGTAGAATCGTATGTCCATTCCCCATCAACATTCAAATCTGATAATGCTGCCTGTTCACTACCTAAGTCTTCACCGCTCCTAAACAGAACTTCGATATAGCCACAGTCATGGCTTTTGTATACGTTGGTTGCGTGGGATACCCAATTACTAACCAAAAACTTTTGATCGTACTTGTTTATATCAGGGATGATTGCTTGAAGATCACCCTGTGAAGTACAATATGCTTCAAAATATGTCATGCTTCTCCCATGCTTGGTGATTCAAAAGGATTTACGTCTTCAAATACCATATCAATATCAGGTATGTCAAGATTGTCAATCATAAGGCAAAGCATAGCTAGTTTATCTGCATCTTCCATACTTAAACCACCTAATAGGCTTGCCATTGATAAATCACCACCTAATTCTTTTATCTTTCGCGCATCCTGAAAGAAAACCTGTAATCTTTTTGCTAAATCCATTAGTTATTGGCTTTTAGTCGACCCCTACAGCTCGTTTCCACCATCCAA